GTTAATACTTCTACTGCGTCAGTGTTTTTCCATTCATCATAATGGTATAGATTAATAGATGATAAACAGCAAACAAATGACTCATCTGAATTACTAGGTAAAGCAATTTCGTTACATAGGTTTTGAGCATAGATTTTCATATTTTTATCTTTATACACATCAACAGTATTATTGTTCAATGTGTCGCTAAAAGTAATGTAGGGGAACCCTAACTGAGTTCTTCTAGTTAATAACTTAGACCAAACTCTTTGCTTTTCATAATCTCCATTAATCATATCAATCATCCAATAATCTGGAATAGTCACTGCATGAGTCATAGATTGAATAGGGTTACCCTCTGTACCAATCTCTAAAAACTCATCAATGTCATCGTGGTCGATAGGTAGATATGGACTAAATCTACCTCTACGTACTCCGCCTTGACTGATTACGTCTGTCATAGACTCAAAGAGTTTCATAAAGTGAACCGAACCACTAGACTCACCATTGTTTGTTATTTTAGCTCCACGAGGTCTAACTTCTCCAAAGTATCCAGAAGTACCTCCACCAAGTTTAGACATCATTCCAACTTCATTAGCTGTAAATAGTAAAGATGGCGTATTATCTTCTGTATAAGAACCAAAACATGAGATACTCATACCTCTATCCTTACCAAAGTTAGCCCACACAGGGCTAGATAAAGAATAATAACCTCGTCCCATATAGTCATAGAACTTGTCTGCAAATCCTTCAATACCCAATATTTTTTCTGCATAATCTGCAATATCTCTAATACGTTGTTTAGGAGTTTCTCCTTCACTTAGATAACCCCTCTTTAAAAACTCAACCGAATCTTCATTTAACCATTCAAATTGTGCCATTATATATATGCTTCCTTTCTTTTTATAGCTGAATCATTCTCATACGAAGTAAAATATTTATGTCGTTTTTGGAAATCTTTTTCTTCTTCGGAATTAGGTCGGAATTTGGAGAGAAGAGAGTTTCCGGTGTGATAGATAAGTTGAATTTAGTGTAGTTAACTGAGCGTTTTGATAGGAAATCAGTTAACTTTGTACTAATTACCTCATCATCAAACCACTCTACGTCTTCTAGAATGTCCTCATCTATATCAAAAATTTTCTCATAACCAATAGATTCAAGTGAGTTGTTCATTCTGTTTTTAATAAACTCTAAAACCGTTTTCTCAGGTAGGAAATCAAGTTCTCCATCTTCATAAATCCACTTAACAACTTTCTTTTCAGCTTCATATGACTCTTTGCATGCATCAATAACTGCCTGTTTCATATCATCATCAAACCATTGTGGTTGTTCCTCACGTAGGATATTAATTAATTCAATACCAAACAATCCATGGATTTGCTCTTCTTTAGAAGTAGCTTCTATTACGTTACTTACCCCTCTGAATAAGTTTTTGTGTTTGTTAAATGACATCATAATTAAGAACTGACTAAACAAAGAAACATGCTCAATAAATAGAGAGAATAATAAAATTGATAATACATAGTCCCTGTTCTCACCTGTCTTAGACCATGCAATCGACTTAGTTAAATATTCTACTCTTTCTTTCAATGCTGGAATTTCTAAAATACGATTAAACTCATCATTTAAACCTAAAATCTCTAGTAGGTGAGAATATGCTTCTGAGTGGCGAACTTCTGATTCGGCAAAAGTATATCCTACCGCCCCAATTTCTGATTTAGGCATATGATGATATAGATTTCCCCAGAAAGTCTTAACAGCAATCTCAATCTGTGCAATTGCTAACATTGCATTTTTAATAGTCGTTCTCTCATGTGGTTCCACACCATATTTAAAATCATGAATATCTGACGTATAGTTGAACTCAGGGTGAATCCAGTACGATTGCTGAATTGCACTCTTAAAATCTAGTAACTCTGGATATTCGTATGGTTTCATAGCTAACCTGTGTTTAAACAAATCTCTTTGACGTTCTCTGTTTTTTCTGTCTCTATATAGAATATATGCTTTTGCGGTTTTTAATAAACCGTGACTCATAAGTGCCTCTTCTACGGTGTCGTGAACGTTTTCTACAGTAACGATACCGTCTATCTCCGATAAAGTACCAATAATATCTTCAATTAAATAGTTTTCAGAGAATTTTAGGTTTTCTTCTGCTTCCAGATTTGCTCTGTGAATGGCTGTTACAATCTTGTCTGGTTCAAAGTTAACCGTTGAACCATCTCTTTTCTTAATTTGTGTAATCAATTATTACCATCTCCTGCTTATATTTTTACTCATAATAATATTGTTCTGTCTCTTTATTGTATATTTTAGTTTTAATTCTGTCTCCTAAAATATATTTTTCATTTTTATTTTTAGGGTATTCCATAATAGGATATTTTAAACACTTAATATACTTTTTTCTGTTATTTGTGAAATACACATATCTATGTTTCGCTGTTCTTACTTTTCTCAGATGATTAAACTCATCTGTGTAATGTCTTGAGTGCTTTCCAGATGGCGTATATTTATCAGTTCTTTCTTTGGTTTGACCTGTGTAAATAAAGTTCGTTGCTTGATATATATAACCATTATGATTCATTCCTGTATCAGCATAGGAAACTATAATTAACTCTTCGTCTTTTAAATCTCTTAAAACATAACTAACAAATCTGGATAGGGAATTTTTAGGTAATCCATCATTTGTTATTAATCTATTTAATTCATAAACTCTGTCTTTATGTTCTTCTCCACATATCCCTATGCATAAGCTATGAGATGCTGGTTTACCTATCGTTAACACTCCCTCTAGTTTGCCATCTATATACAAACCATAGGAAAAAGAAATGCTAGGCATACGCTGTGCATAATGCTTTTTTAAAATAAAGTCTTTTGTTTCACTATATTTAACTTTTTTTATTTCTAAGTTCATTATTCATCGTCCATTATAATACAAGGTTTTCCTGTCCATAAATTAATAACTCTTCTTGTATTAAAATCATAGGCATAATTTCCCCATTCTAACTCTTCATAGTCATCAATATCTACATATAAAAATTTAAATGGTAAAATATACTCTTCAACATCGAATGAGTCTCCCTCTCCTAGAGTAAACAATTTACCATTTACAATAAATCTACATACTCCAGACTTAATAAAACTTGGAGCAATCATATGAAGCTCATTGTTTGTTACGGTTAGCCACAGATATAAGTCTGTTAAAGTAAATTCTTCATATTCTGTCAATTCTGATAGAGAGTAGATATATTTGTTTTTATATCTCTCTTTCGATTCTTTTTTCACTTTATCAAAAATATCGCTAATGGTTTTTAACATTTTATCTCCAGCGACTACATCTTCCATCATAGTTTCTTTCCCCTTTTAATTTATAAAAAGAACAAGGGTTTATAACCCCTGAACTTTCTCCCTTAGTTTATCCACTAAAACACTTAAAATTTCACTTTGGTTAGGTTCTAAATCTCTTACTTTTCGACCCTTACCTAATACTTCTTCAACTAGCATAGATAACTCTTTGGCTTTATTAGACTCTTGCATCTTCTTGCCTAATTCAGCAACTTCAGACATCAGTGCATCATAATCAAATTCCGATTCTTCTACATCTCTAGGTTTTTCTTTTGGAGCGTCTGTTACACTACTCTCATCTTCTTGTTCTACCGCTTTTTTAAATGCTTCAAGATAAGCTTCTACACTCATGTCTGTCCATTCTGGCATATATTTTAAAGAGCTTCCTGCAACGTGGAATAGGTTGTCTCTATACCAAATACGTCTATGCTCTTTAAAGTTCTCATCTACAGCCACATCAAAAAATAAAATATTGTCGCAAACTCTGTTTAATGAGTTGAACACAAAAGGCTTTACGTCTGCAATGTCTTTGTTATACTCGTAAAACTCTTTGCCACTCTTCTTGTCTTTGATTAATGTCATACCATCCTGTACATTTTCTTCGCTAATCTCATCTTTTTGTACCTGTTTAACAACGGTTTTTGTATGAACAATAAAGTGAGGAACTAGACCACATGTTTCAATAAGCTCGATAGCTCGGTTCATTTCTTTTTTAAATTCGGCATGTCCCGCACCATAAGGAAGGTCTCCCAAATCATCAATATCTAACTTAGAAAGAGTATAGTTTTCTACCCATTCCTGCAACCTAGTAAAAGTATCTACCACCACTGCATCGTATTGTTCTTTAATTTTAGGGTCTCTGACTAATTTCATAACTCTTAGGTAATCAGGATAGCTAGTAATATTAATTACTTTCGCTCCAGCGATAAAGTTATGTCGATATTCTGTCCCAATAAATAAAATTCTTTCTCCATATAAATTATTCATAAACGTAGACTTACCAGTTTTAACATTTCCTAAAATCATTAAGCTTGCAGAGCGAGCATCTTTGCTTACCTTAATTGGCTCCACGTTAATTAAATCTTCTACAGTCATCTTCTTGTTCATATAAATCTTATCTCCTATTTTTATTTATTTTACAGATATACCAGAGCTTTTAAAAGTCTGGCATATCATCATCTAAAACTTCTTCTTTAACCGCTTCTACTTGTTTTTCAAAAGCATTAAGAGCCTCTTGTTTCTCTTTAGGAATATATCCTTCTTCAAGAGAATTTTTAGCTCGCTCTCTCCATCGTTTAACCTCAGCAAGCATATCAGAATCGTATGCTTTGTCGTCCATGTAAGGTTCTGTTCCAGCAATTACCTCGTAGTTATTAACAAAATCAGTAACAACATCTTTCCCTAACTCTTCTACATTACCAAAACTTGAAGTTTCTACCTCTTCTTTAGCCTCTGCTTCCACTGCATAGTTATTGATTTTAAGAGTAAATTTTCCTGTTTCTCGTTCATCGTACATACTCTCAAATACATCAGCTAATGATTCTGGAATAATCGCTTCAATCGGAATGATTGGTTTAGAGTTTTCTGTTGGTTTTTTACCAAAGAAATTAACGTTGATTAGTTCTAATTTTTTATCTCCTGTAGGTAAATTGTCTTCTCTGTCGATAATATCAGAAATTTTATTAACAATACCTTCTAACCTAATAACCGCTTTAGGTCCTCTAGCCTTAATAACCTGTTCCCTAGTTAAGCTATGATAGAATTTTGCACGTAGGTTGTTGAATTTAACATAAGTTCCATCTTCTGTATAGTACTCACGGAATCCAACTTCTCCATTAATGCGAATTAAGGTAGCTTCTTTATTGTCTACATCCTCAATATCAGCTAGAGCAGTGTATTCATTTTGTACTTTTTTAACCCCTTCATATAACTTTGAAAGGTTGCCACTGTTAGTGTATTTTCTCTCATAGACACTTAGACGTACATTATGTTCGATATCTCCTTCTTTCACTAAGACAGTAATGTTTCCTTTGATTCGTTCATTACCTCTTACATCGCTGTCTTCTTCGAGTTCTACACTTTGTAAACGTCCAATTACCTCTACCTCATTTAATTGCTTTCTTAATAAACTCTCCATCAAATATCCTCCTAATTTTTAATACTTATTTAGTATAACATATAGTAAATGTTTTGTCAACACTTAAATCCTAATTCTTTTGCTTTTTTTGTAATTTTATTAATAGCTCTATCAATTGTGTCATTAGATGTTCTTGTCCCAACTTTGTTTATATCCCCTATCTCTTTCCCTGTATAACCTTTTCTATACAAACTTAAAACTTGCTGTTCATATGGTGTCAATGGGGTCTTTTCTATTAACTTATCTAAATCATATAAGATACATTGAAAATCACTTTGTAAATCTCCACTATACTTCATTCTCAAAAGACCGTCTGCCCAAACTCTCTTAGCTTTACCATAATCAACTGACATACCTTTTAAATGTTGGGGATTGGTGAAGTCAATAAAAGAATAGTCAGGACATGTGGTTTCATTTGTGTTATCTAGTTTATAACCAAAAACTCCAAGTAGTTGGTCTTTGCTTATAATCATGTCTCTTTGCACGTCACCTTTAATTCTATTCTTTGTCATTAAAGGTATTTCTAATGTGTTTAAAGTATCAATATATTTTTGATAATCTCTCAACACTCTACCCAGGAAGCAATCTCTACTCAAATCTTTAGATGTAATTTTTTGGTCTTTAGCTTTCTTATAGTTGTTATCTTTATTTACAAAGAATGGAATCCTATCACTTTCCTCGATAGGAACTGAGCGTCGTAAAGCTCTTTGAAATTCATTTTCATCATAGTATATAGTATATTCATCAGAACGTCCCCTATCCAAATCTCTAGAGTTAATTAGATATGAACCATATCTTTCTAGTAGTTGACACACGTTATCATCTATCGAAAGAACGTCGTCCTGGGATAGTTCTTTTGGATACATTGTATCAAAATATAAACTGAAAAAATTATTCCCCTCCACTGCTTCTCTTATGATATTATTTCTATCTTCAAATTTATCTACCGAATTATCCATAACCCTAACCAAATCTCTTACGGTTAAATTATCTAGCTCCCCACTAAAAAATCTCACAAATTATATACCCCCATTTAAAAAATAACATTATATATTATACCCCTTAATATTCTTATTAAACAACCCTTTACGTAAATAAAAAACAGCCCCTATCATCATATAAAAAACAACCCCTTAAAACTAGTAAAAAAGAACTGTTTAAAACTGTACTAATAAACAACCCTCCATCTGTACATAAAAATTTTTATTAATCTCCGTAAAAATAAGAAGTTTTTAATCAATAATAAAAACTCTCTCAATTACTATATATAGTATAACATACCTCTCATAATAATGCAACTCTTTTTACTTGAAAACTTAATTGTTTTAGTTCTGTATATGTTGCATCATATATATAATATACCACATATAGTCATATCAGTCAACAAACACATCTTTATTTGTCTCTTTATAAACTCCACAATAAAATGCACCTTTTATCCCGCATTTTTAGGCTAAATTAGCATATATCACCCTGTGAGCTATTTTAAGTAGGCTCTGAGCGTTTTCTCTACTTTTAGGACGTATCATACCAAGACATTTGTTAACGCCTCTCTACGGAGCTCTGTGGAGGTCGAAAAAATTTAGTTTTGTTTTTTTACGTGAATCAACCAGATATTGGTTGTAAATATATAAAAATACCTTATTAACCATCTTTTTAACTTTATTGCCAAGTACATTTTATCTAGTTTACTATTATCTGTTTTATAAGGTTTTGATAACTTTCTTTTTTACTTAATCGTTATATTTTTTCTGCATATATTTTGTTGATATTTTAAACAAAATATAAATTGTCCTGGTTAGCAATTTTTTTATTTATAATTATATACATTCTCGAAATTATCTATTATACAGCCAGACCACCCCTAATTATCTCTCTATACTTTTTCTCTTATGCTTTGGTAAATCTTATTTTAAAATTAAATCTCTCTTAACTTTTCTTTTTTCAATTTCAAATCTCTCCTTTGATAACATGTTTATATATTAGCATATGTTTTGTTTTATGTCAATAGTTAGTTTTTGTATTCAGCCCGGTTTTTCAGAAAACAGCTATCATGAACAAAATTTCAAAAAATCAAAAAATTTTCAAAAATTCATAAAAAATTTCCAAAAAAAATCCAGAAAAAATTTTCAAAAAATCCGCCCGGTTTTTTCAGTTTTTACTATCATGAAGAAATATTAAAAAAGGTGCTCAAAAACGTACCTAGTGTAAAAATACACTAAATATTTTATCAATCAAGTTCATTATATAATAACTTTTATGTTTTGTCAAGTCTTTTCTCAAAAAATATAAAGTTTAATTATTCTGACAATTCAGTTATGTAAACGCTTTCAAAAATGTGTTCACTCCCCCACTTTTTCTTAATTTGATTATATCATATACTTGTCGATATGTCAAGTACTATTTTATATTTATTTTTAATATTTTTCTTGACTTTTAGTTTAAACTGTGGTATAACGTGCATGTGTATGCGTATTTAATGAAGGAAAAGTTTTTCAATCATTTTCATAATATCACTTGACATTTTGACATATATGTGATACTATTAAGTTATAGTTAAGAAAGGAACGTGCTTAAAAAACTTTTAAAAACATTTAACAAACTACTTGACAAATTGACCTACACATGGTATACTGTAATTACAGTTAAGAAAGACAAGAAATTAAAAAATATCAATTAGTACTTGACAATTTGTCATACATATGCTATACTTGATATATAATCAATCAGGGGGTATAAAAAATGAAATATGAAATCTTGAGTTCAGTAAAAGGTGCTACTGTAGAATGGCATAGAGTTATGTACGCTCATGGAGAAGAAGGTCATGTCGTTAAAAATTTGACTACAAAAGAAGAATATCATTTCACAAAAGAAGAAATGATTAAAGCTGTGGATAAATTCGTAGGATTAGGAAATAAAAAATAAATCTAATATATGGGTTGACAAATTGACCCCTATATGTTATACTATAAGTATAGTAAAGAAAGGGATGTTACATATGATTAAAACAATATCAATTGAACAATTAGAATATTTAGCGAATGATTTTTTATTAGAGAACTTTAATTTGGAACTTTCTGTTCCCGTTAAAATATCTGGTAGATTGACGGCTACCGCTGGATATTTTCAATGGAAGATTAAAAAATCAACAAAGGAAAGAATACCTGTAAATATAACTTTATCAAAAAACTTGATTTTATACTATGACAATAAAGACATAATAGAGACTTTATATCACGAATGTGTTCACTATGCATTATTCGTGTTAGGTGAACCTTATAAAGATGGTGACCACCATTTTGAGAGTACCCTTACAAGATTAGGCGTGCCTAGAACAGGTACTTTAGAGCACCGTGGTAAAGTGCATCTATATGAGTGCGAAGAGTGCCACAAGCAAATACAGGAACTCAGAAGGTTTAATACTGAACGCTATAGTTGCATATGCAATGGTAAATTTAGATACGTAAAAGAATTTATATATAAGGGTTGACAAATAGTCACCCTTATGCTATACTTAATATATAGTAAAGAAAGGAAATGGTACGTATGAGAATATACAATAATACTATTGATTATGGAATTTTTTATACAGGTGTTTCTTGTGACATGACTAAAGGTGGTAATTACTTGGTTCACTTTGTGGTTAAAAGTGAGTTGACGTCAGTTCTTTATGAGAATAAAGAAACGGCATTCAAGTACATTGAAGAGTTTGAAAAAGAACATGATTTAAAATAAATCTAATATAGGGGTTGACAAATTGACCCCTATATGTTATACTATAAGTATAGTAAAGAAAGGGATTGATATGCATGTTAAAATTCGTGGGTGAAGACACTCAAAAAGTAACCAAAAAAGAAGCTCATGGTGAAAACTATAAAGAACTTTTCTTAAATCTATATGAGCAAGGCGTTTTCTCATATGACTCAGTAGAAGAAGCTTTTTGCGAAAGGTTATTGTCATCTGAGCAAC